TACCTCATTTTTTACAGAGTCAATTGACTTGCTTAATTGTGCAATTTGTTCGGCTTGTGCCTGAACAACTGCTGTTAGATCGCTAAAGGCTTTTGTAACGGTATCCTTGATTTCAGCAACTGCTTCTACAAGAACCTCGTCTGATGTTGATACTGAATCAACTTTTTCAGCAACTTCTTCGTCGATTACAGTTTCTTCAACTGCAACCTCTTCTGTTGCCTCTTCTGCTACTTCAACATCTGCCTCTGGAGCGACCTCAGCTTCGACAGCGACTTCTTCTACTGTCTCAGCGACTGTTTCATTTACTTCATCAGTCATAGGACTTACCTCCTTAGTTATCTTAGAAGTATTAATGCCTTTAGCACTATCTACTAAGAACTTCACCATTTCTGGTTTTTCTGCATCTGACTTTTCTACAAAGCCGATGTTTTTCATCTCAGCACCAGTTGTAGGGCTGAGTTCTGATTCATTCTCTGAAAGCATAACAATACCGTTTGCTTCATCCCAGAAAACATTTTCAATTTCTAGGTCCACGCTATCTCCCTTGATTACGTCAATACCGTCTACCTTTTCGACAGACAAAACATTTGCGAACTGATTTGCAGGGGTATCAACTAGTGATAGTTCTACAAGGTCATAGTCTTTAATAATACGTATAGTGGTATCCATCTTCTCATCAAAGGCATCGTCCCACTTATTCATTTTGCCACCAATTGAGAAGCCTGAGAGTGTTCCATCAAGAACTTTTTCCCAAGTATCCTGAGCACCCTTTGAAATATATGTTGAGACATAGATACCTGAATAGAACTTCTTTGTTTCTGGATCAAAGTACTTGTCTTCTTTGAATGATACCATTTTGCCTACAGCTTTTGGTTGGTGCATTTCACGAATGTTACCACGGAACTTTTCAAAAGCTTTAACCGATGCCTCTGGAACAACAATGTCGTTTTGCTTATCTAGATTATCTAATGTAGCAAAACCAGAAACGATGCGACGTTCTGCATCTACTTTTGAGAACGGCATTGATAGGCGAACGTTGTCGCCTTCAGAATGCCACTGGGCTTTAGAAATAGTCATATTAATTAATTATATACCGTTTTTTACAACAATGTTATATTGTTGTTACATTTAGTATAACATATTATTGAGACGCTCTTCCTTCGCCCTGTGCATTTCTTCCAGTGTTAGTTGATGGGCTATCGGAATTATTATTTGTACGTTGTACATCACGCTGTCTGTTCTGTGATGTGTTTGCACGAGCATCAGTTGCCTGACGTGAAGTCATTTGAAAAACTGCATCGCCATCCTGTCGCTGACTAAGACCAAGTTTCTCACGAGCCTCATTAGGAGTAAGAATTTGCATTTTAACGTAACGCTCTAGAATTTGTGACTGTGCAATTTCATCTGTAAGTGTTAGCTCATTAAACTTAAGCTCAAGAATATCTGTCTTCTCTTTGATAATTTTACCAAGAACTTTTTCAAGATTAGTTTGTGCAGGTCGTGCAACCTGTTCCTTAAATGTGCGATCTTGAGCAAGAGCAGCAGCAATACTTGCACCATCTCCGCCACCAATCTTTGACAAAGGAACTTGATGAGCAACAAGAATATCATCACGATTACGAACACGATACTGATTAAAGGATGCCTCCTGTACGCCATTTTCAATTGGCTCCATCTTAAACTCTACTTTATTTGTTTCTGAGTCTCCAGGTAGAGGAATATAAAGTGTTCGGTGTGACTGACCTTTTAGACCTGTTTGCAAGAAGCGGAACATCTTATCTTCCGCATCATCTGATAGCTTTGCACCTTTAAGGGTTACAACGTAACGAGGAACAGCCTTATTGCTAAAGTAGTCAATGTTGTATTGTGAGGCAAGCTGATCTCCGTGAAGAGAAGAGATTGCAGACATAATGTCTGGGATTCCGTAGTATGTGTTGAGTGGAGAATATTCCTTATAGTGGATAATCTCATTTGGACGAGGATCGTCAGTTACTGGGTTTGGGTTAACTGCCCCGAAATTTCTGAAGTAGACAACCTTGTTACCGATAATCTGAACGTAGCCATCCTTTAGTCTACGGACACGCATTGTTGTTGCAGGGATATGACCAATATAACCAATCTCACCCTTTACGGTGCGACCAATTTCAAGGTATCCATTTCCTGTAGCTTGAACATCTGTATAAAACTTCATCATAGTGTTTGTAAAAGAATCATCATCATTGAGATCTTCTAGCCATTCACGCATTGCAATTCTTGCACGTTCAATTCGTTTACGTGCTTTTTCTGCAGCTGAATCTGTTGAGCCTTCAATTGCAAACATAGTACTCTTTGTTGGTTGGAAGTCATAGCCAAGACCAACAATGTTTTCTACCTTTGCATCAATTGCAGCGTGATTAGCAAATGATGTATCATAGTAATTTGCAAGCTCATAAAGATTCCAGGGTGGCGTGATAACATCAAAGAGTCCGTAGCCATTATGGTATACAGTTCCAGGATTAATTTCTTTTGAACGTGCTCCGTCTATACCAGAACTTGTAGCCATTGCACTGTCAAGGTATGCTGGTGTTACATCTACAGCTTTTGCCATTCTTGTAGCACGACGCTTAAAGTTTGCATTTAAACCAGCAAGCGACTTGATACCGTCCCAATCTTTAATAAATGGATCTTGTGCTTTAAAAGTATTTTCTTCTTCTGCAAGACTATCCATCTTGGCACGAATAATATATTCCATAGGCTCTTCACTCATTAGTCTTCATCTCCGTAAAGATCTAGAGTTTGTTTTGCCGCAATTACTGCTCCAAGGTCATTCATATTTGGAATGAATCCCTGCTTCATACGATCAATTTGTTCTGAATGTGTTTCATCTGAAATCTGTCGTGTATTTGGATAAAAGATTGCTTGTCCTTCTGCCTCACCGTAGTATGCAGCAGCATCCATAAGTTTCTTTACACGTTCGTGGTCATTCTTCATTGACTCAATAGATAAAACATTGTTATCTCCGTCAGTGAATGGCTTGCCGTTTGCCTTTACCCAAATATATGTACCAAAATCTGAATAGTCTTCTTTGACTATTGTTAGTCTTGCTTTGCCAAGGGCTTCCTCAATTGGATCTATTTTTTCCTGTTCCATAACCACCAGTATACCATATTATAGAGGATTGACCCTAATTATTGACGACCTAATGCCACTATAAACAGAATAGTCTTGTTGATCAATATTAAGGATATAGCTATCATCACTTCCAGATATCCTGCTATTTCCAAGATATGAATTATAAATAGCGGCGGCATCTAGTTTAATTACCTCTGCACTAGTACTACTAATGCGTACATTATCCCAAGTTCCAAGAGCTTTTGTTTGTGTCCAGGTTTTTGTTTTAATAGTTGACCAATAATTAAAGCTATAGTTATTATTTTCTGCTGCTTCATCAATTTGATAATCTGAAATATTATTCACAATAAATGAGCCAGTTATATCTATTCTATGTTTAAGATTTCCAGTAGAAGCACCACTAAAATTTAATAGATTTTTAAATAGAATACCGATCATATTCCACTCACCATATCTGATTGTTGAATCTTGTACACCATTAACAAAAAACTCAACAGTTGGTGTTAATCCTGTACTAAGGGGTTCATTGTCGCTTAATCTCTTTGCTGTTAATTCTGCATAGTTTGAACTAGTATAAGCTGCATAAATAATAATGGTATCGCCTTTATATTTAATTCTAAAAAGCTCTACATCAGTATTAAGGGTAAATGGTTTTTCATACATAACAGATGCCTCAATAACACTAACCTTATAGTAACTTCTTCCAAATGGATTAATTGGAATTTCAATTCCTCTGGTGGCATCTGGTGTAGCACCAACTAGCTTAATACCACTATATTTTGTAAGGTATAGATATGGTGTTGTATTTTTATATATTGTATAAGGATTCTTTTTGGAATAGTCTCTAACGCTGCTGGTTGTTCCAAATGAATAAATATCTTTTCCAAATCTTGTACCAATAGGGGTACTCACTCCAGAATAGTTTAGAGCTTGTGACGCAATATGAAGCATTTTAATTTTTGCTGGATTTCTAATAATTCCAGGAATATAAAATTCTATATGTGTAACTAATCCAAGATCTGAATAACTATTAAATCCTACAGTTGGTAAATAAACAACAGTATTATTAACTAGTTCATATTTTTTATTTACCCAGCTATCATCTGCATCTGGTTGTATTTCATAGTCTGTTTGAACAGCATTTGTTGTTTTTGTTATTTGATTTGCAGATACAACAGAGGTTGCTATTTCTGAAAACTCTACATATGTTCTTATTGGTGAATTTGTAACATCTGCAAGTTCTGGAACATCTATATTAAACTGAATAAAATCTAGAGAAGATGCCATACTTCCATTAGAATCTCTAATAGTTTGTTTATCAAGTTGACTTAGTGATATGTAATCTTTCCAAGTTCCATTTACAGCTATATCAAGGCTGAATGAGTTTAGAGTGTTTACTCCAATGAGGGTATAGCTTGCAAAATGAATGTCAAATGTTGCAGGAATATTATCATTATCTGCAAGACCATCGGTAAATTCTGCTAACAGTTTATTAAGATTATTTTGATTCATAAAACCAAATTTATAAATATTTCCACGAAAAAGTTTTGGAGTACTATTATCTCTTGCATTAAAGTTTCCTGGACCTCCAAGAAAAACTTTTAGATCTGCTGAGTTATTAAAAAATCTAGAAATTTGTTGATTATTCTGTTGTGCAATAAAAGCGTCTATATTAATACCAGCAACAAACTTTATATTAGCCGTAACAACATTTTCTTTGCTAATGGTAATATTTCCTGTTGGAGAAACAAAACGATAAATAATGTCATTAGCATTTATCACTGCCTCAAAATATTCATTAGAGGAGTTTGTAATTCTAAAAAGTAGTTCATCATAATATGGTGGTGTGTCAATTGTTGCAGTTACAGAAGATACAGAGAATACTCCATAAATTGCTTTAGTTGGATCTTGTAAAACATTAAAGCTATCGAAATATAAATACCCTCCATAGTTATATGCTGTAGATGTATTGTCTATATTATCTGGGGCTATTCTAAAAAATACCTCATTATCCATTACCTCACCAGTTGACAGTGTTGTTGTATCTGATTGTCCGACTAACTCTCTTTGTAGTCTATTCCAGGTTGATAGTGTTTGGTATCCATCTTCAAGAACTAGTTCTGGTAACTTATAGTTTGGTGCAGATAAAACATTATTTTCTGTAGATAAATTATTTATTATGCCGTTCTTCCATCTACCATTTCCAGGATAAATATAGTTGTTTGCATACTTTGACATTTGATAATCAACAACCATAGGAACGTCAAAGTACGATGTATTTTTAACTTCTGGAGACTCTACAGATTGTCCTTTTACAAAATGCAATTTTGCTTTATCTACTGAGATTTGATATGGATATAAAGAAACACAGTCTACCTGCATTGGCACAACATCGTCGTATGCATAAAAGCCAATCCAGTCTTGATCTTTTGATGATCCATTAAGCTTTGTTGGAAACTCTATGTCCCTATAATCATAGTCAATTGAAATAACTGATTCTCCATTTAAAAGAACTCCAGCAGAAGTTCCTGTGTAATAAATGTGAATAAGCATTGGTCTTCCCCATTCACCAACATAATGAGAACCAATTTTATCGCCAATTTTTAATGACATAAACTGACCATTTATGTATAAACCATTATCTCCAGTAATTGGACCAATAATTCTTCTTGGGATATGTGCAGATGCTGATGCTTTTAGCCATACTTCAAGACTTAATCTTTTATTTTTACCGTCTTCATTTAAAAATCCAAGTCCAGGAATAATTAATGATGGCTTTGTTGAGTTGGTGTCAAGGCTAGTGATGTTAGTTGCACCATAAACCATTGGCACTCCAGATGCCCTAGCCTTTAAAGTATTGGTGGCTGAAGATGTTCCAATATAGTAACCTTGGTTTCTTTCGGACCCATAAACATATGCTGGTGTTCCATATGCACTAAGTGCAATTGTTCCAGAAATATCTGAAAGGGATGCAACAGAAAGATTATCATCTAATGCCCACAGTGCTGTAGGATTTTCTGAAAAGATTGCATCTGCATATAAATTAGTCATTTTTCTCCTAACTAAGTTTATCATACTGGGAGTTTTCTGGTATAATAATATTACATACAACAGATGGAGAGACAATGCATTTACATATTGCTACCCCAATGTATGGGGGAAACTGCAAAGGTGTTTACGTTGACGGTCTAATGGCTCTAACCTTTGAGCTTGCACGAAAGGGGTATCAAGTATCCTTTTCAAAGATCTACAACGAAAGCCTTATTACTCGTGCTAGAAATAACCTAGTTTACGAGTTTGAAAAATCTGGTGCTGACGCACTACTATTCATTGATGCCGATGAAGGATTTAATCATATGGATGTTATTGGGATGATTGAGTCTGACAAAAAAGTTATTGGTGCTATCTACCCAATGAAAAACATTAACTGGGAACAGGTACGACAGGCTGCCATTGGCGGTAAAGAGAATCTTGCAGATTACTCTGGATTCTTTGCAATGAATATGCTGCCTGGCGAAACTACGTTTAAACTTAATGAGCCAGTTCCTGTAACTGAAGTTGGTACTGGAATGCTATTCATCAAGAAGGAGGTCTTTGAGATGATGAAGCCACACTGTCCACAGTATATGCTTAATACATCTACTGGTGCATTTGATGCTTCTCAAATGGTGACTGAGTACTTTGCTACTAGCATTACTGAAGATGGTATCTTGCTTTCAGAGGATTATCACTTCTGCCGTAAATACCGTGAACTTGGTGGAGAAGTGTTTGCTGCACCTTGGGTACAAATTGTTCACGCAGGAGAGTACATCTTTAATGGTAAGTTTGCTCACCAAATTATGCTAACTGCAGATAAGGTTGAAGTAGAAGAACCAGAAAGCCCTAAGCCGAAGCCTAGAGCTAAAAAGAAATAAAAGAGAAGCCAGGATTAATTTCCTGGCTTTTTCTTTATTTGTATTTTGTGCCTGTCTCTGGATTTATAAACTCAGATCCATTCCAAGTAAATCCAATACCTGCTTGTCCAGTTTCTTCTGTAACTTCAATTACAGTTTCTGGATCTTCGTTAATGTCTTCTATTATATTTGCTACATAAACAGCTCTTACAATAGAGTCATTTTTACTAATTACCGCAAAATTTGTCATATTATCTCCTAATAGTATATTAGCACAGCTCCAACTCCACCAGCTCCACCAACTCCAGTACCAGCTCCAGCACCTCCGCCGCCGCCGCCACCACCGCCTCCGCCGAGTCCACCAGCTCCACCGTTACGTGAAGTTGCAGTTACTCCAACATCTAAAACTCCACCTCCTCCTGAACCACCTGCTGACTTATATCCAGAACCAGATACTGTATTATATCCTCCTCCAGCATATATGCCATTACCACCAGGATAATTATCGCAAGCACTACCAACACCTGCACTTGCACTTGACGTTACTGATCCACCAGTTCCACCGCCAGTAAAAGTTCCATTCCCACCTGGACCACCAATTACAACAGTTGATGAAGTACCTGCAGATATAGCCGCTCCTCCACCCCCACCAGAAGTTACTGTTTGATAAAAATCAACATTTCCATATCCACCTTGTATCAATGCACCAGCTGTTGCGGTATAGAATCCTTGACCACCTCGACCACCAATGCTATACATAAAACTTGTTGATGGAGAAAATGTTACGTTTGCGGTAGTAACACCAGATCCTCCAGACCCTGATCCATTAGTTCCAGAATTACCAATTGTATTTCCAATACCACCAGTACCACCACCACTAGCAATTAATGTAGAGTATGTTGTTTGTCCACCACTAGAAGCTCCTGGAATTCCGTAAATACCAACTGATCCAGAAGTGCTAAATGGGACCATTCCAAAAACAACAGCACCACCACCGCCACCGCCACCTGCGGTTGTACCAGTAGCATTTGCTCCTGCTCCACCTCCACCAACAAGAATAGCAAAAACATATTCTGGTGCAGGAGATGTAGCAGCAGTAACCGTAAAGTTTCCAGCGGTAGAAATAGTATGGCGGAGTGTCATACCTTTGGGTACAATTTGTGCTTTGTGCATATTACCAGTATATCAGGAGAGCACCAGCTCCACCAGCTCCACCATTAGAAACACCAGCTCCACCACCGCCGCCGCCACCGCCAAGACCACCATTCCCACCGTCTTGACGAGTAATTGTGCTTCCTATTCCATTAGTTCCAGCACCCAAAATTCCTGCACCACCGCCACCACTAGCCCATTTTGCAGCGTTTGTGGTTGTAGCTACAGCTCCGCCTGTGCCACCAGAATACGCATAACTTGAACCTCCATTACCTGCAGTTGCTGCACCGTCATTTGCGGTAGAAGTGATTAGTGCTGCTCCACCTCCACCACCAACTGCACCAGAACCTCCAGCACCAGCTGTTGCACTTCCAGCTGCGGCGTTTGAACTAAATATTCCACCACCGCCTCCACCAGATGTAGCATTTACAGCACTAGTCAATGAACTTGTAACTGAAACACCAGCTCCAGAACCTCCAGCACCACCAATTGAATATACAAAAGTGGATGTAGCTCCACCAGCTTGAGTTGTTGTAGATGCTCCAGCACCACCACTAGCACCTGCACCGTATGAAGATGCAACACCTAAAATGTCTGGACTACTACCATTTCCACCTCCACCAGATCCTCCATAAGCCATCAGAGTGGAGTATGTTGTTGTAGCTCCATTGCTACCAGCAGTTCCAGGACCACCAGCTCCACCTGCTGCCACATACGCTCCAGTTACATAAGGAACCCATCCAGAAACTATAGCTCCTGCTCCACCTCCACCTCCAGCAACTGAAGTAACTCCTCCACCACCGCCTCCTCCAGCACCTACAAGTACAGCAAAAACAAGACCAGGAGGATTAGATAAACTAAGAGTTTTGCTTCCAGCAACGGCATTTGAATATCTAAGTTGTAGACCTGCTGAATCAACGTAAGCTGTTGAAGCTAAAAGATTATTATTTGTTCCAGCAGTATGTGTTTTATATGTTACGTTTCCAGAAAGTGTAATTCCATCTACCGCCTCAAGATACATAGGATATGCAGTACTAATAATATTTAGTTGAGCACCATTATTTACAAAGTTTACTGCTGAAATATTTTCACCTGCAGTAACATTGCTACTTGCTGTTAGGTATCCAGCACTCAGGGCATTTGTAGCTGGAGTCCATTTTAAACCAGTATCTGTGTAAACAGTCTGAGTAGAAGAAGTGTTTGCAGTTACAAAAGTTAAATATCCGACACCACCGCCTGAATTATTAGCGGTAGTACTTATTTGAGTTGCAACCTGTGCAGTAAGGTTTGGAACCATTGTTGTAGATGTAACTGATAGTGGGGCTGTTCCTGTTGCTACCGTTGAAATTAGTTGACCTGTAACATTTACTGTAGTAGCATTAATGGTTGTAGCTGCAATATTTGTTGTTGTCAAAGTATTTGTAGATGGATTAAAACTAAGACCTGCTCCAGTATAAACATTTTCTACCGCAGTTGTTCCATTGTTTGCATCAACAAAGGTGGGGTAGAAGGTTGCAGCCGTAGTATTAGCAATAGTATTTACTTGAGTTGCTGATGTAGCAGTTGCAGCAGTAACTGAAGTTAAACTAGCTCCATTACCATAAAATTTTGTTGCTCCAGTACCACTACCAAAAGTATCTGTTACTGAATCATAAATTTTATTGTTAGTTCCAACATCATAAATTGAATAAACTGTTATCGTATTTGCATTTACATTACCATTAACTGTTGCAGCATTAACATTTGATACCGCTGTTAAATTACCAAGTTTAAGTGTGTCATATACTGCATTTGCAAAATTAACTGTTCCTGTTGGTTGAGCAACATTACTAAATAAGTTCCAAACCTTATCACTTGCATCTCTTACAAGTCCTGTATGATAATCAACTGTTGAAACCTTGTAGCCAGCATAGAATCCAATATCTGAAGTATCTGCAGGATTACTGTCTGAAAGAGATATCAAAGTGTCATCAACCTGAATGGTTGTAGAACTTAATTCACTGGCTCCGTTATTAAAAGTAATGTTTCCGTACACAACAAGGTCATTATTAACTGTTACGTTTCCTGCGTGAGTTATGTTTCCAAGAGTAACATTGGCTGCATTGCCAATGTGTACTGTGGTTGCTGTTGTATTATAAAGTGTGGCGGTAGTTTGATTAGTTGTAATATCTCCACCATTTACCGCAATGTCTCCAGATGTAATAATAGTTGTAGCATTAACATTTGTTGCAGCAACATTTGTAGCATTAAGAGTTACTACTGTATTTGAATTAAGTTTGGATGCATCAAGTGTGCTTGTTGAGTCAAGCAGTGTTGCAGCACTTGGAATAGTTGTGCCATTTACAGAGGTAACATTTGGAAGAGACGTGGTAGTTGTATAAACACCATTAGTAACTGTTCCAGCATTACCATCAATGGATACGCCTGTTAGTGTTTGTGATGCAGTAGTTCTATTAAGTGCTACGGCTGTTGTTCCAACATATACCGTTGAATTTCCAAGGATTCCAGATGGAATAGTTCCTGTTGTTATTGTAGAAGCATTGGTGTTTCCAATCAGGGTGGTTGCATTGACAGTAGCAGCATTAACATTGCCAGAAAGACTTATATTAGTACCAGCAACATTGCCAGTAAATGTAGCACCTGAAAGATTGGCTACCCCAGCTTCTTCAGCTGTTTGATTAATCCAAAGATTTGTTGCTAAATTGTAAGCTAAAAATTCATTATCTCCTGGTATTGAATTAGCTGTATAGTCAGTACCAATAAGAACTGTATGAAGTTCATTTAATTCAAATCCATTCTGAATACGAACAAAAATTTCACCATTGTTTCCTGATCTAGTTACAATTCCAATAAATACTAAGTGTGCAGGAGCAATTGGTTTATTTGTAAGACCATAAATAAGGTTTCCAGATGTTCCTAGCCAAACTGGATCTCCTGCAGCAGCTGCACCAACATCAATTCCCCCTAGAAGACCTTCTGTAACTACATTTCTTTGGTTATTTGTAGAACCACTGCTTTCAAGCAATCCGAGAGTCTTACTTGATGTAGCTTCTGAAGCATTACTGGCTTTTGAAACTACCATATTCGAACCATTTGAAGAGCTTACGTAGACAGCTTGACCTTTAGTAATTGATTCGGCAAGTCTTACATCGTGTTTAACAATAGATGTGTATGCTGCTCCTGCAGATACGTCGATCCAGGCAGCAGAATTTCCAGCACCCTGAGATGAAAGAATTTGTCCAGCAGTACCGTATGAGGGGGTAGAGCCAACGCCAATTTCACCAGTCACCTCTAAGCCATTTTTGACCCTGAAGTTTTTATTATTAGTAGTCAAGTATCATCACCTTAGTAAATTATACCAGATAATGATACCCGACGACTAATTAATTAGGCTTCGATGTATGTACTACTTACTTTAAACACAACACCACTTGTTGTTGTAGCAGTCACAGTTACGTTGCCAGATGCGTATGTGGCTGTGTACTCAGCAAGAGATGCGTTTGAGAACATATTTGCATACTCAGTAATGTAGACATT